GGAATCACATACCGCTTGTTGGTCCCGATCACGATCGAGATGTTGGGCAACGTCTGTGTTGGGTAGTCGCTGTCACCAGCCCGGCTCGTGATCGACGCTGGTGCGATGGTGACGGTCGTGCCAGTGCCAGCCGTCTCAATGATCAGGTCCGTCGCCAGCCCTGAGTTGTTGAACGTGTTGCTTGCACCGAGCGCCGTGAGCGTGATCTCAGTGGGGACGCCGCGCCCTGTCGGCACGATGGTGGTGAGTGCTGCCATGCTGCATACTTCCCCAGCAAGCCGAACAAGTCCAGACTCGTCGGTCCCCTAACAACGTCCTGCTGCACATTGGGGTTGCTGGTTTCCACAAAGGCTGTACGCTTGGGGCATGAAGTACTTGCTGACCGGCGCTCCTCAAGCAATCAAAGACATGCACAGCAAACTGCGAAGGCGTGCGTGGGGCTACGTTGTGGGGTCATTGTTTTTCGTTGAGGCTGCACTCTTTGTGTACTTTTCCGGCGCCGATTCTGGATTGGGAGCTGCTCTTGCGGCATCAGTCGTGCCCGCGTTGATTGCGGCGTTCTGTGTTGGCCGCGCCCTTCAGCACTTCAATCAAAGCAGCACGCTTCTGAACATGCATCTGATTTCGCTCACCGCACAACGAGCGTCGTCAGAGCGATAACCCAGATACGCCGGAGTTAGCCGTATTCCTCTGGATGCTCTTGAGCACATTGAGAGCCTCTCTTGTGAGCTGCTCCATCTTCTGGTTGTCTTTCAATCTTTGAGCTGCTTGTGCTTCGATCGAGTTGCCTCCACCCGACGACAATCGCAGTTGCTCTCTGCGGGCGGCATTCAAGGCAGCGGCAGCATCAGCCGATCCAGGTCGCAACGCAGGCGCCAGCGAAGCCGACGCGGCGTTTCGAGATTCTTCTAGCCTCAATTGCTCTCTCGCAATGTCCTCTGCGTCACGCGTGAGCTGATCCTCCAGTGTCTTTTTGTCTTCTTCAAGCTGTTTATTGACTATTTCGTACACCTCAGTTAGGTCTACGAAAAGCCCATTTCCTACAGACATCGCCTTAACTGCGCTTTGCTGCTCTCCGATCCAATCCTGCCAATCCTGCTCAATAAACTGCTCTGTTCTCTTGGCCGCATTGCTCAGCCCATCAGACAAACGTTGATCCCACTCCTGCACTTCACGATTCAGATCAGCAAACGGGTCAAAGCCAAAAACACCGTTGACGACGGGCGACGGACCCGAACCGCCGCCAGATGCCGGCAACATACCGCGGCGTCGCAATCCTTCAGCAAAGATCGCGTTGAGATCGCCGCCCTCAATCATCTTGGCGCCGATTGCCGCGATCGCTTCAACTCCAACCGCAAACGACTGCGCCGCGAAGTCTTTGACCTGCGCAAACAGGCCTTTGCCAATGCCCATCTCCTGGCTGAAAACGACGGAAGCTCGTTCATTGACGCTTTCTGCAACAAGCTTGTTCAAGTCCTCCTGTGTGTTATAGAAGCGAACGAGCGACACTTCGGCATCGGAAAGCACAATACCAAGCTCGCGAGCGCGCCGGATATAGTCGTCAAACGCAGCAGACCCGCCGCTCAATACCGTCACCATCTTGCCACCGGCCTCACGACCAAACAAGCTCATAGCAGCGTTTGCCCGGTCTCCAGCGTTGCGAATTTGCGAGAGCCGGTCTGCCACAATGCGAAGTGAATCCGCCGTGGTCAAACCTGCAAAGTCTGCAATGGTGAGGCCAAGCAAAGCCAAGTCTGCCCGGGCTTCTTTGCTTCCATCTGCAGCCTCAGAAAGCTTCTTGATGAACTTGGCGGTTGCTCCAGCCACCGTCTCAAACTCTGTGTTTGCCATCGCGGCACCAACGGACAGACCCTGCAGTTCGCTCATCGTTAAACCGAGCAAATCAGCCTTGTCAGCTTTGATCTCCGCGTTCTCTCTCGCTCGCGCCAACTCCTGATACGCCTGAGTCACCAGACCAAATCCACGGCTGATGATGTTTCCAACATCAAGCGTTGGCACAAGCCCGCCCAATCCGCCCATGCCACCATCTCCCAGCTTGCCAATAAAGTCGCTGGTGCGCTTGGTCTCCTCGCGGATACGCCGCATCGTGTCAGACCAACTCAGGTCCTTCGCAGTCACCTGTGCGCGAATTGTCGCAATGCGTGTGCCCATAGCTCATACTTCACTGGTAACGAGCATCAGACCACCGCAGGCACATCCGTGATCGGCCCCAGCCACTCGCCCTCGGGCCCGGTCTCTTTCTTCCAATCCTCGAGCCTGCCGGCAGCCTGCAAAGCGAGAAACCGCTGCTTGACGCGCTCCGCACGCATCATGCGTGCCATGACAACGTCCGCACGCTTCTGCTCATGAATGGCAGTTTGATCAGCGTCCCAATCGCGAGGCGGGAACAGCACCAGTTTCTCGATGTCTGGCACCTTCTTGGCGTGGGGAGCCATCGCGACCTGTGCGATCGACGCAAACAGCAGATCGAGCCTGCGTGCTCCCAGAGGCCCGTGCGTGGCTTCCCAGACCTGCCACATCTCCAGCTCGTCGTCGTCCATCTCCCGCAGCAACACGCCCAAGGGCGTCTGCAGGTGCTCGGCCAGCCTCATTACGAACTGGAGCTGCTCTGAGTACTGAAGCCTTTTCCCAAGGCTGCCCTCTGAGCGTCTACGGCGCCCATCGCGGCACGCGTGATGTACCCCATGGCGACGATGGGCACAAACGCCAACACCTGGAGCATGCCAACGAACAAATCCTGCGAAGCCTGGGGCCAGTGCCTGTTGGCAAGCGGAGCGCCGTCGGGCAGCGCAACGTCGTCTCGTGGTCGGAAGATCGGCGTGTTGTTCTCGTCGACCGCGATTGACGCAACCTGCAAGGCCGCTCGAATGATCTGCTGGTCGCGGGCGTCAACCGTTGCCTTGGCATCACCCTCGGCCTTGGGCTCGGTGTCAGTCCGCTGAGCGTACCAGTCGATGAACTTGGCCTCGTCACGCTCGATCGACACGAGCTCAGAGAACGACAGCACGCGAACGTGCAGCCCTTCCGGCACGCCTTCTCCAACCACGGGCGTGAGTTGCCGCAACGATTTCCCGCTCGCGATGGAACGGAGAATCGAGGATGCGGACGTCGGAGACGATTCGGTCTGGTTGTTGGCGGAGGTCATAGGAAAGGGACGCCCGCCCTGCAGAGCGAGCGCCCCGACTAAAAAAAAGTTTGCCGTTATGCGGGGAACGTGTACGTCGGATCCGCAGTGACCTGAAAGCCAAACTTGAACTTGAGGATGCCCGAGCCGTCACCCATCGGGTCCATCGTGACGTGCGTCACGTAGCCAGCCAATACCAAACTGGCCTGAGCATCAGCAGGATCGGTCGAGTCCCACTTGATGCGGAGCAGCGCCGGCTTAAACGCCTTGGTCGTGCCGTCGATGCCGTGCAAAGCCTGCAACGCCGCGATACCAGTTTCGTTGTACTTGACGGTCGCCTCGAACAGCCCAAGCGTCATGTGCGTGGGGTTGAATGTCTTGAGCCGAGCGGCATCGCTCACGCACAAAGTTTCTTCACCCTCAGTCCGCTTTTCCGGCAACGTATCGATGCTCAGAATACATCCAACACTTGCGTACGTGGGCGAGCCAACGTCTGAAGCAAGTTCGACCGTGACTCGGTTGGCAGGTGGGGCAAAGACTTGAGGCATGACCGATCTCCTGGCTGCTGTGTGCTAATCCGTACCGCTGCATACTTCCCTGCAACCATGCGGAAAGCAAGCGTGCCGATCACTCCTGGTAGAGCATCGCCTCCATCGTGAGTTTCACCATGTGCCCCATGTCGTCGCTGGCGTCGTCGAGGAAAGCCCGGTCATAGTCATACCCGGCCTGCTTCCAGCGGCTCACGTGCGGCGTTGTCGCACACTCGAGCAGTTGGAGCACCATCAAGGCCATGTCCGCGACCTCCTGATAGTCGCGAGCGCAGCAGTAGATCTCGACCATGTAACGCACTGCAGCCAGACCACCCTTGTCGGAGTTGGGATCCTTCGAAACGCAGTACTCGGGCAGCCTGCTTGCAATCGAGATGGCGATATACGGAGCAGGTGTGTCTTGGGTCATGTGCCCCAGGATCACCTTGAGCTGCTCGCCCGCATCGGCGCCGGGAGCGATTGGGTTGTTCATATCCGGCGACAGCATGATTCGCAGCACCGGGTGTGCCTTGATCAATTCGAGCGCGTCACGCTCCGGACCTGCAGCGATCATCACCTTGCCCGCGAGCGCTGATGGTGGGTATGTCATGGCTCATACTTGCAGGATGGGCCGCCCGTGGCAATCAGACCATTTACCCAGCATCTGCAGCAGGAGCTGCCGCCGTGTTTGCACCCTCGATGGCGTCGCCGATGATCGAGAGCATCTTCTGCTCAACCGCCGGCCCAGCCTGCGCCGCAGCCTTCTCCATAAACTTGGAACCCATGAAGCCCGGATGCGGGATCATCGACTTGGTCTTGTTGATGAAGAAACCGCCAGCGACTGATCTGGGATTCCAGCCCGTCACAATCAAGTGCGGGCGAACGCCTCCGGACACCAAGTGCGAGATCTTCTCGGGCTTTTCCAGCGTCATCACCGGGAAGCGCTTGCCCTTGGTCCGCCGCACATATGCCCAGTAGCGTGTGCCATTGACGCGAGGCCCCACAATGGCAACTCGCTGGGCCCGAACGTCACCATTGACCACGCGTCTATACGTCTTCTCGCGTACACCCAGGCTACGGAGCAACGTGCGAGAATCGACATTCACCGTGCTCTTGGATGCGTTGCGGACGAGCCTGCCGCCGACACTCACAGCCCTGGCGATTGCCTTTTTGGCGACGTTGCGGTCCCGCCGCTCGAGCTCCGCAAGCGCTTCGGCCATGCCGCTCACGTTGAGGTCCATCACAACATGCTTGCGCCAATCTGCGTGCCGCTTTGCCATGGTGGTGTCTCAAGTAATTGGGAGATTGGAAATCTCGCCGCTGGTGTTCGGTTCTGGACCGCCGCCGATGGTTGACCCATCACCAAGCGTTTCTGCGGGTGCGTTGCCGACAGAGACACAGACAAACGTGCTATATCCTGCCCTGCGTTCGCTCTGGTGATCGCTCTCGGAAATGTTCAAGATCTGCCCGCGCCAAAGAAATCTGTACTGCGTGCTGATTGTTGGCTCGTGCCACATTCGCACGTCGTACACCTTCCGGGAGGTCTTTGATGTCGCAGCAAACTGCGCGGCCTCTTCGTTCTCGCTGTTCCTTGCAACGATGCTCACATAACGCTGCGAGGCCGCAATGCTCTCGGGCGTGCCGCCCGAGACAAGATCGTCCCAGGTCGTGTCCTGCTTTCCAGAAAATCGTGTCGCAGACGGCCGCTGCACGCGCACGATCTCATCAAACTGCCCCGCTCCACGCGGGCCAAAGTCCTGACTGCCTCGCCTTGGTCTGCTGATGGGCATGGGGCTCCGCTGCAGGATTATGCCTGGATCAAGATCTCAACCGTGTTGGACGCGATGTGCGAGCACACGCATGGGTGCCACACGTTTGGAGCCAGCTCGCCGCTGTTGTACACAAACGTCGAACCGTCCAGCTTGGTGACCGTGAGCGCACTTGCCGCTGTCAGCAGGATCATCTTGGGAAAAAACGGCAGGTCCGCACTGTTGCTGGCCACTACCCGGGCCTGCTTGACGCCCGTTGCAAGCCGTGCTTCCTCGACGTTTCCGTATGGCCAATTGGCAGGATTCAGGGGCATTGCAACTCTCCAGAAAAATCATCACTTGTTCATTCGGCTGGGGCCTGGCCCGCACTAGAGCCAGGCCCCGCCTCTCCACATTAACCCGGTCATTACTTAATCTGCCTTATGCAGTGCCCAGCACAGGCGCGTTGAGACGCTTGTGCGTCGTCGTCGACTGCACCGTGTACGGCAGTCTGCTTGCGTTGTACAAGAACGTGCGTGACGACTCCGCAACCGTGGTCGCGCCAGCCCGCACGATTTCAAACTGCACGAACTGATACGGGCAGTTTTCGATATCCAAACGCAGCAGATCGCCGTTGGCCGCACCCTGCGTCTTGCTGCCCGCGATGGTGGTGGTGAGCGCCGTGGCGCCCGTGTACTGACCCGCAGCAAACGTGCCGTCGCTGGGGCGGGTGTTGCTGCCGTAGGCCTGCACGAAGTTGCCGGCGTTGATCGTCGCGATGACCGTGCTGAATGCGATGCCGCGAGCACCAAGTGCGCCAAGGTCGTAGATCGGAGTCTTCAGTGCCGACGTGCCCGTGGCGGTATACACAATACTTGCCCGCTCTTCAACCTGTTCTGTGAGAAATCCCTGCTGATTCATGACTGTGCTCCTGGCGAATGTCGCCGCTGTTCCTGCTTCATCCGCACGCCACTGCGCACGGCACTCGTCGCATACTTCACTGGCTACGCCCGCAAGTCAAAGCAACACAGGCTACAGCGGCGTGAGATCAAGCTGATGCGTGAGCGCCCGCACGCTGCTGGCGAGATCCGCCGGCACATCCCAATTGGTCGACTCCGGCCGCTCGAAGTAATACGCCACGAGCATCAGGATCGCTTGCCGCAGCCGCTGATCGACCGCCGTGTCCACTCCAACCGCAGCGCCCGCGATGTAATCGACCTTGACCGCGTCCCACTGCGGCCCCTTGCCCGCATACAGCACGGGCATCGTCACGTTAAACGCCGGCATGAGATGGCTCTGCCCGCTCGTGCTCACCGCCAGCTCGTACTGATCGCTCGCGAGCGTTGCATACGCGCCGTCACTCGACCTGCGGTACTGCACCTGCGAGATGGTGATCACGGGCCCAAAGGGCAGCCGCAGCGTCTTCGAAAACGATCCGTTGTTGTCGACCTCGAGCCACGCGCAGTGCTTCAGCGTGAATGACGCCCGCATGATCGATCGCTGTGTCAGATGCTCAACCTGCTGGCGAGCAACCGTGATCAGCATGGAGATCATCGAGTCCTTGTCGGTATTGGTGTACCGCAGGTGGTTCTTGGCCTCGGCTGTGGTCACAGGCTCGGACGGCTCGGTCGCGAGCGTTGGCCCTGGAGCGATGTGAGGAACCCACTGAGTTGGCGTGCTGCGATTCATACTGGCATACTTGCGCCACAGAGCAGCAAGAGCAAGAAAAAACCCCGCCCCGCCTGTCGTGACGTCCAGGGCGGAGCGGGGGCTCGGGGGGGGCTTGATTGTCCAACGACACACGGCTTACGCCGCGATCATTAGTTCTTCGTACGCAGCGCAGCGATCGGACGCGTCGCCGCGCTCGTGCTTGCGTTGTTGTACTTGCCGCCCATGCGGCGGTAGCCACGGAAGAACGTGCAGTCGCTGTCTGCCGCTTCCTTGAGCTCGGTGAAGCGCTTGATGATGGTGTCCATCACTTCGCGGTACACGTAGGTGCTGAAGTCGCCGTAGAGCGCGATGATGCGGCCTGCCGTGATCGACGCACCCGTGCCCACCGTGCCCAGCGAGCATGCCGCCGCCGCGGGAGTGGGGGGGAGTGACACCGTATCGCCCAGGCTCGTGAGCATGCCCCATTGCTGGCCATGGATCACGCGCTTGATGGGGTCTGCGGAGTTCTGGTAGAGCGGCTGCCCGTCCGAACCCTTCAGCTTGAGCAGGCGGTTGGTCACCATTTCAGGGCTAAAGGCGAACTTGCAGGACGGGTTGAGCTTGTACGCATCGCCGACGCTGCCCATCAGGTTGGCAAGGTCGTCATCGACAAACGATGTCGAGTTGATGGTGTCGACAACGTGCCCTGCGCTGCACAACTCAGTCACGAGGCCCAGCGGAGCATTGGCGCCAGCGCCGTACACCGTGAACTGTGCCGTGAGTGCGTCAAACATCTGCGCGATGGCCTTGGTCAGCTCAGGAATCAGCGGGTAGCTGGAATCCTGGAGCAGCTCATTGCTCACCGGGTAGTAGTTCGTGATGGCCTTGTAGGTTGCGATCTCGTTCGCACCCCACGCCAGCGTGTCCTGCGTGGTGTCGCTCTGAGCCTCACCCACGAACCGCGCCACCTTGGACGAATAGTCCACGTATGGCAGTGTGAGCGGAGCGCCGGAACTGGACACGACGACCTGGCAGCCCAGCTCCTTGAGGCTGGTGAACATCGCACGCGCGACGTTGATCTGCTGGGCCATCATGGGCGACACGAGCACGGCGCCGTCCGCGAGCGTGTACGAATCCGCAGCACGCGTGTGGGTCTTGCGACGCTGCACAAGCACGCCGCGGAGCTCATCGTCCATGCCGTGGAAGCCCAACCGCAGGAACTGCTCCTCAGCCTGGTGCAGGACCTTGTCTTGCTCGCTGAAGTCGCCGTCGCGACGGGGGGTCTGCCGGATCGACGGATCGCGGCTGGGCTGTGCCGAGCGGGTCATTCGGCCATCGTGCTGGCTGCGCTGCTCGTTGGGATCTGCAAGATCGCCCGCATCGTCCTGGGGATTGCTCAGGCGAGCGTTCGCCATGCGGCGAGCAATCGACTCAAGCTCAACGAGTTTCTTGAACTCTTCGCTGTTGCGGAGCTGCTCAGCCTCGGTCAAGTACTGATCGATCTTCTTGGTCTGCTCGGCCTCGAGATGGCCATTGCCGATTGATCGCGTGATGCCGTCGGCCTTGCCCACGAGCTCCTCGTGCTTGGCGCGAAGTTCCGCGAGACGCTGTTTCTGTTCATTGGTCAACATGGGATAACTCCAAAGATCATCCGACACGCTGGCGAGCCACGGCATGCAATCCGGGAACACTGAAGACCTGCCGCGTCTCTGCTTCGCCCGTTGCAACTGGTGTACTCACCATCGCCCGTGCTCACATCCGCGCACCAGCCCATCAGGCCCATGCCCTGTGAACTCGGCTGCGGCGTTCTCCGGCTCCTGGCCTTCGAAACGCTGCTCACCGCACAAGGCTGCCTCCACGCACACGCCAGGCGTGCACGTTCGCATACTTCACTGGCCAGCACGGAGAATCAACCCGCAGCACAAAGACCGATCAGAGCGCGGAATTCATCGCAGCCTTGGCAGCCTCAACACGTGCAATCGCGCTGGCAGACTGCACCCGCCGCAGCATCGCAGCGATCGCGTTCTTTTCCTCCGCGTCGCACCGCTCGACCACGCTCGCCCGCACCCACTCGGGAACATGAGCAAGCCGTGCCGCCAACGCCTCCGCAGACCGCATCGACCGCTGCCCGGGCTCCTTGGAGTCCTCGATGTCCACGGTCGTGGTCGGGTAGGCAGGCCAGACGCACGGACTCACGTCGGAGATATCCGCCTCGATGATCGTCCGCTTGCACACCCGAACCTTGCGCTGGGCGCCGACCGCGTCGGCTTCCATGCGATCAAAGCACTCCTCGCGGTCTGAGGCGGGGAAAAAACGGAACGACGAGCCCTTGATGTTGCCGTGCCGGATGTTCTCTGCGAGGTCCAGCCCCTCGGTCGTCTTGGCGAGCGTTGCCTTGTACCGCAGGCCCGTCTGATCCTCCACCAGTTCGAGCGTCTCGCCCGAGCGGCGAGCCACGATGCGGCCCCACTCGTGCTCCACCACGCACGCAACGTCATCGCCGCGGGCAAGGCTCTTGGTGAACGCCCCACGCTGAATGACCTCCTCGTAGACCATGTCGTCCCAGCGAAACAGCTCCGTGACAACGTCAAACACCGCCGCGTAGCCTGCGATGGTTTCGCCCTTGGACGCCAGATCACCGGATGAACCGCCACCAACGATCGCAGCATCGCCTTCGGAGCGACTGATTGTGATCGGCATGGACCGTGGTGCGTACCGCCGCTCGAGTTGTCTGGTTGGAAGTTTCATGATCACCCTTTCGTACTACTCGTCAACCCCTACTCGTCAACATTGGTCACGCGCACCGCCAGCTCGTCAAGGACCTGCTCTGCCCGGCGTTGTGCCTCCTGAGCGATGCGGACATCGTCCCAGGGCTTTTCCATCTGCTCGGACGCGTGCATCTGGCTTGACAGGCGATAGAGCTCGCTCATGCGGCTCAGCGCGCCACCCATATCAGCCTTGAGATTCGCTGCCTTATTGCCGCTCCGCGAAACCAATTCACCCAGGACGCGCTCGACACTGCCCGCAACCGGCTCCAACGCGTTGCGAGCGGCCTCTCCACTGCCAGCAACCACTTCGTTGGCACGCCGCGCGAAGTCGCCGGGCGAGCCGTAGTTTCCGTTCTTGTCGCGAGCACGGGCGAGGCGGTCACGCTCCACCCGCAGCGTGTTGGTGAACAAGGCCGACACCATCGGAGCAAATCCGCGAACCACGCCGCGAACCACATCGGCATCCACCACGCCCCCCGCACCAGCCCTAGCCGCAGCGCCTTCTGTGCCACCCTGCGATGGTGTCTTGGTCGCACCTGCCGGATCGCGAGCGCCGTCCTTGATGGCCCGGGCACTGGTGACCTCGTGCAGCAGGCTCGCCGGCACACGGTTGGCGTCGTACGTGGTTTCGTTGGCGATCTTGTCGCTGAGGGGCATCCAGCCCTCGAGGCCGCGTGCCTGGTTCACAGACATCATGCCCGTACGAATCCAGATCTCCTCAGCCGCTGCCCGGTCTTTCATGGCGCCGCGTGTCAATTCCCACGGGTCCATAACCACCCGCAGCGGAGCGCCGTCAACCAATTCGCCATCCACCAGCATCGACAACTCGCCCTCGATGCGGGCTCGCATGGGGCCAAGGCACTCCGTGCTGTAGGCAACGTCCTGGGCCTCGATGTTGTTATTCGTGCTGCGGGAGAGGTCGCCAATCTTGTGGGGCGGCACGCGGAACAGTGCACAGATCTCCGCGGGCGACTTGTCGAGAATTTCCTGCACCTGCGACGTTGAGAGGTCCAGAGCGTGCGTTTCGATCGTGACGCCGCGATCGAGCACCGCCGGCGTGCCCATGTTCTTCCCGGACTGGCGAGCCATGAACGCCGCGCGGGCCTCCGCCTTCTGCTCGGGAGAGAGTGAGACCGTGGGCGGATAGATCAGCGACACCAGCGGCTTGCAGTAGTTCTCGAAGAACGTCGACACAAAGTCCGTGATGGCCGCGGGCTTCTTGAGCGTGGTCCTCGAGTGAATCCGCCGCCAGTCCATGCCCACAATGCCGTCGCTCGAAAGATTGTGCAGGTGCAGAATCGCGTCCCGCGTCATGCCAAGCGCGGGCTTCCCGCTGCGGCCCATCTCCCAGCAGTCATAAAGCAGTTTGTTGGTGAGCTCGTCGCGGTAGACCTCGACCGAATCCGTGGGGATCGGCCAGAGAGCCTTGACACGCCGCATGCGGCTGTTTTCGATCTCTGCAAAAGAGTCCATGCGAAACAGCATGTTCCACACCTGGCACTCCCAGAACGAGTACGAACTCATTTCCCCGTTCGCCCGCCAATTGATCACTTGGTTGAGCGGGTGCGAGATCGCCTGATACAGCCCGGGCCCGGCCTCACGCACGACAGAAAACTCATGCCGTGCTGTGTCTTCCGACACGACCTTGAGGCACGCCCACACGGTTGAGATGGCAAGCGCACGCGACTCGCTCACGCCCGACAGCCCGCCGGCATCAGTCAGTCCAAGCCACTCGAGCTCCGCCTTGCTGGCGTTGCGCGACCAGTTGTCGCGGCCGACGATCGGGGGCGTTGTGACACGCGCACGCTTTGCACTGGACAGGAACGCGTCGATAACGCCCAGCGTCTTGCCCGCTGCGGTCCCGGCTCGTGATGCAACACCGCGCACAGCACTCATGCTGCATACTTGCACCCCACGAGCATTTGTGCAAGTGGCATGTGTGCAAGTGCCTGCACCACGCCACGCGCCAAGTATGCAAGGCAGTGACGTCCGCACATCGCACACCATTCTCCAAGCCATGGCAGCTTCGTATGTCATGGGATGGTCCTCATGACGAGCCGGGCCTGCAAGGGCCTCCGGTGTGGCGCGAACAGGATGCCAAGTGTCTCAAAGAAGGCTTCTGGTTCTCCAAAGCCCACGCCGATCACGCCGAGAGCGTTGCACGCTTTGTCATCACCAAACGGGGCGATCCGATCGTGCTCGCGGATTACCAGCGCGCGTTTCTTCGCCGCATCTACGGATGGCAGTGCCCGGCGCAGATTGCGTGGGATTCGCTCGGCCTGGAAGGCAAAGCCCAGCAGCTCTTTGCAATCCGCAGGTATAAGGCCGCAAGCCTGTGGTGCTCCAAGGGCAACGGCAAGACGCCCACCGCCGCGATGATCGGGCTTGAGATGCTCTCGATGGAGAACGAGCCGCAGGCCCACATCGAGATCATGGCCAACACCGCCGATCAGGCCGCCGACCTGACCTTTGGCGATATGAAAAAAATGATTGAGGGCAGCCCGGCTCTCAACGCTCAGATCATGCTGACGAGCGAGTCGATCTTTCACCCGGCGAGCAGCTCGCGGGCACGGGTGCTGCCCGTCAAGGAATCCAGCCTGCACGGCCTGCGCCCGTTTCTGATGGCCTATGACGAGGTCCACACGTTCAACAAGCGCAGCGTGTACTCCGCAACCCAGCGCGGCCTCAAGAAAATACCCAACTCGCTCGAGCTGATCACCAGCAGCCTGGGAACAAACCACCTGCTGTTCGGCATGCAGATGTTCGAAGCGGACGAAAAACTGTGGGACGGCTCGATCGAGGACCCGCGCCGCCTTGTGCTGGCGTTCTACAACGATCCCGCCAACAACGACTGGAAAGACCCAAAACTGTGGGCGGAGATGAATCCCGCGTGGGGCCTGCCGTGGGGTCCCAAAGAGGTCGAGATGCGTGCCGACATGGTCCGCATGCTCAGCGATCCAGGGGGAGAGCCAGACTTTCGCGTGCTGCACGTGGGGCAGAAACTCAAGGACGCCGTCGCGGCGATCAAGTCGCAGCTGTGGAAAGACGCAGACCACACGCTTCGCGAGCCCGGTGTGCCATACCCAACGATCCAGACGCTGGTCAACGCCAAGGCCGAGTGGTTCTTTGGGCTGGACATGTCGCTCACCAACGACATCACCGCGTTCGTCGCGCTGGCCAAGCTGCCCAACGGCATGCACTACGTGTATCCGTTCCTCTACGCTCCCGAAGAATGCCTTGCGTACAACGGCATCGAGCACCGCGTCGATTACGAAGCATGGGCCAAGGCCGGACACCTGCTCAAGAGCCCGGGCACTCAGATCGAAACCGGGCAGATGGTCGCCGACGCCGCGGCCTTCCACAAACAGTGCGGGGGCTTCACCATGGGCCATGGCGACCCGAACTATGCCCGCGAGGCCCTCCAGCAGCTGCAGGACGCGCACAATATTCCCACCGCCCGCGTGGCGCAGAACTCAAACACCTACACGCCGGCAGCCGCGAAGCTTCAAGAGTTGCTGATCTCCCGCAAGATCATCCACCCGGGCAACCCGGTGCTCAATTGGATGGCTTCCAACTTGACATACATCAAGAGCCGCCACGGCATCATGATCCGCAAGTACGGACAGAAGGGATCGGACGGCTCGGGCGGAGAGCGCCGGTACAAGATCGATGGCATGGCAGCCCTGCTCATGGCCCTGCAGGCCAGCGTGATCACGCCCAGCGCACCGCCCTTTGACTTCAACGCGTCGCTTGACGGAATGTTTGGGTGATTCGCTTCGCGATCGAAGCCACAGCACGCCGCGCTTGCCACTTGAAGTATCGCCACGCCCGCGTGCGAATGCGGGTCGGGCCCGCACTAAACACCTTCTTGGCGGTCATGTCCTTGCGAAGTTTCTGCACGCCCTCGAGCAGCGTGCCGACCCAGCCGAATCCGCGCCGCTGCGATAACTGCTTGAGCGCGACGTTGCACCCGCACTTGTCCAGCGTTTCCCCGCGCCAGCGGCGAACCGTCACCACCCAGCGCAGTGGCTCGGGCACGCCGTACCACCGCAGGCTGATCGGGAACCACCACGGCGCCCACTGCGTCACCATGTCCTCATCCGCCCCCCCCGTTCCACCATCAACGGGATGCCGACCCAGCGGGCACGCCCCGTTGCCGGCACAGATCCAAGCGACCTCATCACCGGCAACGCCGGTCGTTGGCTCAAAGCCCGCGGGGCGAGCACTCGTGCCTGGCTCGTCCTCGCCCATCTGCATGCACGCGGGCAGCTGCGGAGCGAGCATGCACCGCTTGCCGTCGCGAGACACCACCGGGCAGGCAAAGCACATCGCACGCCGCGTTCGCTCGAGCTGGACAAGCGTGATCTTGCGGGCGTGCTTTTCCTTGTTGATCCGCTTGGCAGCCTCGACGATCGCGGCTTGATCGGGCTTCTGGCTGGCGGGGATCACCACAGGATCAGTTGCGGCAACAGGCACGCTCACGAGGTCGATCAGCTTCGCAGGTCTGGCGTCCCAAATTGAGACAGCGATACCAGCCGCCGCCTCGAGGACCGGGCCCATGCGACGGACATCGTGGGGGTCTGGTGCGTGCGTCTTTTTCTCTTCGCCAGATCCGCTCGCCGAGAACTCATGGCCTTGTTCATGCGAGAACTGCTCGCGTGGAACGCCCGCCTTCAATGGCCCAGCCGTCACGTTCGCACCACACCCGCAGCCCATCAGAAACCTCCTCCCGCCGAATCAGGATCAAACACCGGAGCCCCCGCCCCAGAACCAGCCATGAGCGGCGCCATCTCCTCGCCGGGCGGGGGTTCGCAGGATGGATCACTGCAGATCTCATCGAGCGGACCGACCAAGCCCTCGGTCGCTTCGAGGCATTCGCCGTTGTACGCAAAGCAGGTGTTGTCGCTGAGGCAGCCCTCTTCGTCCTCGACGATGAACTCCCACTCTGCGACCTGCGCCGTTGTCGTCGACGCCGACGTTTCACAAACGCCAATGATCTCACTTTCACACTGACTTCCCGGGCAATACCAGCCCGCGGTATATGGCCGCGTTGTGGACGATGTGCTTGTGTGCCAACTGCCAGACCTGCACGACCTGTAGCACGACCACGAGTAATTGATCTCCGATGAGTAGCACGGGTACGCATCAAGATTGCAGTCTGCACACCCAGGACTTCCGCAATCCAGCGGATCGGGTGTGCAACCGCCAACACCGGGCCCCGCCCTGGAAACAAAGTCACCTGTGCATGTGAATGGGAGGCATGTGTGCGGCCTTGTCGCGTTGCAAAAACTTCTCCCGCCCGGAATGATCGACCTTGCAGTACAGCCGCCCGTCGTTGTTACCCCACAACCAGCCGGATACGTTCCCGGCCCGGGCGCCGGTACGCCAGTACCAGAACGAGTCATCGTGTTGAGTGTTGTTGCAATGCACGGAGAACCAACCGGGCAAGTGGCTCGCCATCGACACTCTGAGATTTCCGTCCACGAGTCGTTGATTGTGATAACCCAAGGAGGCTCGGCGAAGTGACAACCGGTTTCGTCTGCGAACCACAGACCAACCCTTGCTGCATAATTGATAAACGAGTACGTCGAAATGAATCTTGCCTGCCGACCTAAGTTGCAACACACCGAGTTCTGCGGATTGCTGGGGATGTCGCCCACAAGACAGGCCTTGGACGGATACCAACGCAGGCAGCACTCCGAGCACGCGGGGCACTGCCCAGCCGTCTGTGCGGCGCTGCAGGTCGCATAGGGCAAACACGTCACTTCCGTGTTGTCGATGACGACAGGCCTGCCCGTCGCCTCCGCCTCTGCAAGCGTGAACGTGTCGCTCGTGCCTAGCGGGAGATAGCACTTGCCCCGCCACTTGAGCACCGTTGAGGACGAACCGGGAGCGCCCACGCAATCATCAAACACGTCGGTCCTGAAGTACACTTCTTTGCACTGGTTGCAGCAACTGAGGTGCTTGCGGTACAAGACCTCGGTGTCTGTGGTGCAGCACTGGCAAATCTTCACCTTGCCCGCGGCAGTGATCAGGACCTTGCCGGCAGCGTTGATTTTGATCTGGCCATCAGCCACCTACGGGCACTCCTCGGTTACTTGTTGCACCGCAGCCTCCCACAATACGATGTTTCCGGTCAAGTCTCGGAATGCAAGGCCTTCAACGCCTAGAGCGTTTGGTACTTGATACTCAACGTTGGGTGTCCATCCCTTGCGTTGTGGCTGAGCCGTCGACAGTGTCGCGTCTGTTCGAAGGTCTTTCAGTGTGAACGTCCACGAGCACGTCGAGCCGCCGCCGCCAGCCGCCCCGCCGTCTTTCACGCACTTGACGAAAAACCCGTGCATGCCGTGCGGGAAACGATCTGTGCCGTTTTTTGGGTCTGCCTGCTGAGCAAACTGCACCTTGCGGAGCGACAACTGCAATCGCAGTGCGTTCCCCGGCTTTGCGATCATGATGCGGTTTTGTTGTGCCATGTCAAATCCAGCTGTACGGAGAGAACGGAACCAACGTCACAGGTCGCTTGAACGTGTGCAGAAATGGCGTCGCCGTGGGACTGGCTACAAGATCAATCACGGCTCCGGCAGCGTCAAGCGGCATGGGAAGCCTGGGCACGTCGCCATTAATCACGATGTTCTTCTTTTTACCGCCCACGATCTGGTTGTACCCAAACGAGTACAGCTCGACCTCGTCGCCGTATTCCTCGGGATAGAAGCGGAACGCAAATCGGACGACCGGAAACTCAACGTTGTTTCGTACATCTTTGCCGACGCCGTCGATCCACATCACGGATCTGCGCGGCTGGATGATCTGCCCGTTCGCCCCTCCGATCCGCATGATCGTGTATGTGTCGCTGTTGCCGTATACCCGTCGGTTGGCGCCGTCTGTCATCTGCTCGCGAACGAGCTCGTAGATCAGCGAGTTGGGATTGATGTTTCTGGTGTACCGAAGCTCGCCATCAACCCGCAGGTATGTGGGCGGATTCTCAAACGGATCGCCCGCCGTGTTTGCCACTGTCTTGGGCGTGCTTGAAAAATCCACGTCCATCGGCACGTCGTAGGCGTTGGAAATCCACTCCCAACTAGGGTTGTCGTTCCACGGAACCTCATCGACCGGGCCATAGGTCTGCGTTTTGTACGTAATGCGAACGATCCACACGAACCCATGCGTGTCGTTGTTGAGGCGGCTGATCTGTCGCTCATACACCTTCAGGTTGTCAAAGTCCGTGAGCGATAGACCAAGCGGATAGTTGGTCGAGGCCCATGTCCATACGTCCAAACGAGTGAGCGCCGCACCTGCGTCATCGGTCACTTTGTAGACATGCGTGACCGATGACCCGTCCGGGCTTTCAACCAGCACATCATCATCGACAAGCTGCTGCGAGACAATCGCCATGCTGCATACTTGGCCCTACAGCACAGCCAAGCAACCGCCTCTACAGACCCGCACCAACGCCGCAGCTCACGACATTCCGCGAGCGACCGGATACAGGCACGGCGCCGCCCTGCAACGCAAGGTCGAGCTCTGCCGCACCAAACCAAGTGCCGCCAGCGGAGTTGGGGTGGATGCCGTCTGCTGTGTACGTCGAACGAATCGTGTCAACGTTGGGCTGCAACTCGCGCACCTTTGCGTGCAAGTCCATGTACACGAGGTCTCGCGGGCTTTCGGCGTACAACTCGCGGAAGCACGTATCGAGCGCGGTGTACAAAGGCTCGTCGCCCGCGCCCCACGCGCCGTCGCCTGTCGCCTTGCACGGCCAGCAACGAACCATCACACCCAAGAACGGCTGAATCGTCGGATCATTCGCTCTCGCCGCGTTGTGCTGCGTTCGGAACCGATTGAGCATCGTTCGGTAGTCAGATTTGAAGTTTCCGAGCGTCGTGCCGTTCCATCCGTCCGGTGCTTGGTTCGTGTGGATAGCAAATATGTACGTGTCGTGTTTGAGCAGTTGGATTTCCTGCTGCAAGGCTGCGTTGAGGTAGTATCCCGTGTACACCGGCGACGAGTACGTGTAACCAGTCTCATCCTTGTGGCTCTTGACGTTCCAGCCACCTTCACCGCAGTAGGCAATCTGGATGCCGTCAGTCTTGGACGTATCGCGGATGCCACGCAATACCGCAGCGTGACCCTTGCCGTTCTCGTTCTCGCCCGCGCTTGTGATTGGGTAGCCGGTAATCGTCGTGCGCGAGACTGAGCCACCGTTGAACGTCGGGGTTTCGTGCAAGTACAACGCGGTCGAACCGTTCGCAGCAATCGCGCTCGTGTTTGCCGAAGTGTTGCTCTTGTTGGTGTACCGCAGTAAAAGGCTGCTGCAAGCGTTCGTGTGCTTGATGCCCAACTCCATAAGCCGCAGGTTCGCGTTGCTCGTCATCCAATCCGTGTGCCACGCGGTAGGCAGGAAGTCGTGGTACGGGAGGAACGCGCTATCGGCGGGGTTGGTGGTGAAACGCTGGGCACGCATCGAGCGAATGTGCCAGCCCTGACAGTTCGTAGTTTCAGTTGGGTGTGCTTGGCCCGGCCCGCACCCTTGGCCCGTCGTTGACGCACCAACTTCGATCAGTGAATATCCGTGGTCCGATTGGCTCGTGCCGTTCTGCGTCATCCCCCAAAACGCACACCACTTGTTTGCAAGGCGAGAATCTTTGATCCAACCTTTCTGCGGGTAGATGTTGGCGGGGTTGTGCAGCGAGTCACCGACAAACAGAATGTTCGCTTTCGCGCCCGTTTGCAGCCTCGCCTTAAGAAGATCGCCAGAGAGACAATCGGCCATACCAAGACTCCTGATTCACACTTCACGCCATCAGACGCGCCGAGCCTCCGCCCGGCGCGCCTCTCTGAGAGGAGAGAGAGACAAGACGCCGCTGTTGTGCACTCGTGAATCCCGTTCCGCCGTGGGGACGAGTGCTAGACCACGCGCGAACCACCTGCGGCTGGGCTTCGCGTGGCGGATCGACAACTTAACTACTCATCCGGCTGCATCTGCTGCCGCCAGTACTTGATCAACTCGCCCGCCTCGAACTCGCTGCGCCACGCCCCGCGGCGATTGCGGCTCGCAAGCTCGCCGAACGTGCGGCCCGCCATCTGCGGCTCAAACACCTGCACGTCGTGACGCCCCAGATAATCAACCAGGCTTGGGGGGTGCTGACTCCACTCGGGCGGGAACGCC